TGATTGAATATAAAGAAGAGACTTACGAGCAAGTAATAAACGAAATTAAACCATTACTTGAAAATCATTATGACGAAATAGCTTTAGACAAAGATGTTATCAAGCTAAATCCTGATTATGAAATGTACAAGAAATTGTGTAATTCAGGGTCAATGCGAATAATAACCGCACGTGACGATGGTAAGTTAGTAGGGTATTTAATAGCTTTAATTAAGTATCATTTGCATTATAAAGACAGTTTAACGGCAATTGACGATATATTTTATGTAGATAAAAGTTATCGAAAAGGCTTGACTGGTGTAAAATTGTTCATCAAGACCGAGGAAATACTGAAGAAATATGGTGTCCAACGAGTCGTTTTGAACACTAAATTGCACCACGATGTTGGAGCGATTTTTGACCGTTTAGGATATAAAGAAACCGAACGAGTGTTCACAAAGATTATAGGATAAGAACTATGGGTATTACCGCAGCCGTTATAGGTGAAGTAGCGTTAGATGCAGGAACAGTAGCAGCAGCAGACGCTACAGCCGCTGGATTAGGATTTAGTTCTGCAGCAGAGGCTATTAGCGCAGGTGCTGTAGACGCAGCTACATTAGGATTGCCTGAAGCTACTACAATTGCTGATTTGGGTGCTGTAGATGGCACTGCATCGGCAGGATTTGTATCTAGTGGTGCAGACGCAGGAATTGCTGGAGGAGTAGCAGCAGACACAGGTGCAGGTGCCGCAAGTGGTGGTGGAGTAATTCCAGCAGAAGGCGGTGACATTGCAGCTTCACAAACTTTACCTCCACCATCTGATGTAACCACCCCTACATTTACAAATACACCATCTGCACAAGAATTAGCATCGCTGCAAACGGGTGGCCCACAAGATTCTACTCTTAGTGGCATTCTTGGAAAAGCTGGAAATGCTGGTTCAATCTTAACTGGATTAAATGCTTTATCACAATTAGGTGGTGGTGCAGCAAGAGTTGCAGGTGGAGTACAAGCTCAACAAGCTGGCAAACAAGCGCAAGCATTGATTCCTCAAGCAGCCCCATTCCAACCATATCAATCCCAATTGTCAGCACAATTATTCAATTTATTGTCTAACCCTAATACAGTTACTACAACTCCAGGTTATCAATTTAATTTACAACAAGGTTTACAGGCTCAAGCAGCAAGACAAGCTGCACAGGGTAACTTAGTATCAGGCGGTGCATTATTACAAGCCAACCAATTTGGTCAACAATATGCTCAGTCTAGCTTAAACCAACAAGAAAGTATGTTAGCTTCCTTGACTGGTGCTACACAATCTCCTGCTGCAGCCGCAGGTGTACAAGGCGGATTACTAGCAGGTTCATTAGGTGGTTCATTAGGTGGTACCCAAGCTGTTGCAGGTGGTTTAGGCAACATTATTAGTCCATTATCAACTTTATATTCTTTGTACAACCAACCATCTCCAGACAAGCAGGTAGCTTAATATGGCACTCGGTACAGAACTATTTAACTTAGCTACTTCTTATGACCCTTATGGGGCATTTAAAGAAGGTCAAATGGCTCCTCAGAAATATGAGTTAGAGCAACAGAAATTAGACCTTCAGCAACAAGCTATGAAAGAAGCTCAAGCTGAAATTACGACTGAGCAAAAAGCACCATTAGCTACAATGGCTAAGAGTGTTATGCCTCCAGGAACATCTTTAGAGACTCCTGATGGTATTCCTACTTCTTCTGGTTTGCTTAATCAACAAATTGTAAACTCTCAGCAAGACTTAGCAGCATCCCAAAAAATGATGAAGCAAGCTACTATGGCTCGTGCTATGGGAGATGATAAGGCTTATGCAAACTTAGTATCAGAAGCTCGTCGTTTACAGACTACTGCTACTACAAACATGGCAAATGCCAAAAAAGAATATCAAACCTCTATGGATGATGCTCTTGAGTCTGTTTATGGAGCTAATAGCCAAACTGAATATGACCAAAGAGTCAAAGATGCTTTGGCTCGTACTGGTATTGTTCCTCCAAAGAATCTTCCTGAAGTTTGGAGTCCTGATATTAAGGAAAAAATATTAAGTGCAATGTCTCCTGCAGCACGTACTAAAGTTGAAAAAGAAGAACGTGCTAGAAGAGATGAAGCTCGTAAAGAAAAGTCTGCAGAGTTACGTGATAGACGTATGGAAGCATTGCTTAGAGATGGTAGGGGGGATACTGGCCCTTCTAAAGTTTATGAAACATTAGAACAAAAAGTTAATGACCCACAATATGGTGTAGCAAGAGGTAAAGTTCCATCTAAAGAACAAACTGTTGCTCGTCGTATTACTACAGATTCTAAAGAGGTTACACAAGGTATTGACCAAGTTATGACTTTAACAGAAGGTGGCATGAGGAATACCACTGGCACTACATTTGCTAACGTTAAAGATAATGGTTTATTAACTGCACCTGCTAAATTCTTTACTAATAAAATATCTGATAAAGATTCTGCAATGTATGATGCAATGATGTATCCATTGGTTAAAGGTCTTTCTTTGTATACAAATCCAGATTACAGACCAACAGATAACGATGTAAAGATTGCAATGAATGCTTATAAAGCACAATCTGGTCAACCACAAGCTGTTCAGTTAGAAAAATTAGCTGAATTGAAAAAGAACTATTTGTCTGCTGCAGAATCATTCCTTGACTCAAGCATACTAAATCCACAACAAGCCAATTCATTAAAACAACAAATTAAGTACGTTGAAAAAGCTATCCCTTGGGATGTTAATGATGTCGTTACCTTTACAAGACAAAAAGAAGATAAAGACTTTAAACAATATCTTTCTAAAAAGGGTAAACAAGTTGTTGATGCTTCGAAACCCTCTGAAACAACAAAATCACAAACTGTTTCCGTGGGTAGTCAAACATATTCAAGACCTGCAAATATGTCAGACCAAGATTGGTCGGATTATAAAAAAGCTGTTGGAGCACAATAATGAGTCCAGAAGAGTGGTTGGCATCTAAACAAAAAGTTGATGCTTCCCAAGAGGATAGAAGTACATGGGGAAAACGTCCAGATGGCTCTGAAAAAGGTGCTGGTTTTTTTGGTGTATTAAAAAGACCTGATGGTGGTATTTCTACAGAAATTTCTGTTGGATTACCTATTGGCGGAAAAGAAATGGATGTTCCTACCCTTGTTCCAACACTTACAGAAGACGAAAAGAATTGGCTTCTGACGCATGACATAAAAGACAAAATTCCTGAGTCAATTATGAAAAAGGCTAAAGCTCATGCTGAAGAACGTATAAAAGCAGGTAAAAGTCCTTTTGCAAGACCAGAAGAAGAGCCTAAAAAGGTTATGACTCCTGAAGAGTTTATGGCTAGTAAAAAACAGGTAGAAGATAAAGCTCCTGTCAAAGAAGACAAATTTGCTGGGATGATGGACTTTCAAAAAGACCAATCCAAAAAGATGCAAGAGTTTACGAAAGAACTAACTACTCGTGACCCATCAAAGGCTGGCAAGATGACTAGTCAAGAGATGTTAGAAAAAGCTATATCAGGTGCTCAGACTGGAGCATTAATTGGTGGAGGAGTTGGATTATTAGGCGGTGCTCCTGGTGCTATTGCTGGTGCTGGTATGGGTGGTGCAACGGGATTTGTTGGTGGTGGACTAAGTGCTATAGCTCAACAATTAGGTTATGGTGAAAAGACACAACAATTAGCAGATATGATTGGTGCTGGGGTTGTTCCTGCTCAAGCTGGAATTAAAGTAATTGCAGAGTCTAAGCTGGCTCAACAGGCTGGTGGTATGTTAGATACCGCTGCCAAAACTATATTTCATAAATACGGAGCAATCAGTAAACTAGCTGAAAAACTTGTTCCAGAATCTAGAATATCAGGCAAAGCAGCAGAAACAGCATTAGGTGAAAAGGCAATTACTGCAGGTGCAACTACAGCGTCTCGTGATGCGTTCAAGGCTGAATTGCAAGCTACTCATGGAGAAGGTGCAAACGTATCAGGATTATACGAAAAGGCTAAAGGTGCTTATGATGAAGCATTGTCTAAAGCCACTCCAGAAACATTAACTGCAGAATTTAATAAACTTGGTGAAGCATTCCCTAAAGCATCTCGTGCCTCATCTATGAATAAAATTCGTAATTTCTTTGTTGATGCTAAGGGTAATCCCTTAGATGGTAATGCTGTTATTAATAACATCAAGTCTGATGAATTCAAAGCATTAAGCAAGCTAGAGCAAGAACAAGTGCGTAAAGCTGTAAATGACTTTATTCCAGGTCGTGCTGAAGAAGTTGCTCGTAAGGCTGCCGAAAAAGAGTTTGTTGCTACTGCAAAAGATACATTACCTGAGTTGTTTAAAAGCAATAACTACAACATTATTAATAAACAAATGGGTAACTTTGCAAAAGATGAGGCTGGACAAAAAGTATTCAAGCAAGAGTTGGCATACTACCTTAAAGGTCGTCCTGTAGAGCAAGCCAAAACACTTTGGTCTAATATTGCACCACAAGTTAAACAAACCATTATTAAAGACCCAGTACAATTTCAAAAGATTAGTGATGTAATTAACAACGCTAAGACTGGTAAAGATGTATCTCGTGCAGCCACTTTGTTGTTAAAGGCTGGATATATTTCTAACATTCCACAGGACAATTAATATGCCACTCAAAAAAGGTACTTCAAAAGAGACAGTAGGAAAGAACATCTCTAAACTTGTGAAAGAAGGTCGTCCTCAAAAACAGGCGGTAGCTATTGCATTAAAATCTGCTGGTAAATCTAAGTACGATAAAAAGAAAAAGTAATGAATATATTGTTAATTGACCCTGCTGGTGCATTAGTTGACTTTGGAGTTCGTTGTCTTGCAGAAGGACATACCGTCAAGCAATATGTACGGCCACACGGTCAAGAACGTTCCAAGATTGGTAAGGGCATTATTGACCAAGTAACCAATTGGGAACTATACATAAAACAAGCAGATTTAATTGTTTTGTCAGATAACGCATTTGAAATGCGTAAATTGGAAAAATACCATGAAGAAGGTTATCCAATTGTTGGGACAAACCAATTAGGTGCCAAGATGGAACTAGACCGTGATTATGGTCAAGAGATTATGCGTAAAGGTGGATTATCTGTAGTCCCATCTTTTGAGTTCCATGACTACAACTCCGCTATAGACTTTGTCAAAGCTAATCCTAAGAGATATGTCTCTAAACCATCTGGTGATGCAGATAAGGCTTTGTCCTATGTATCTAAGTCTCCTGCTGATATGGTATTTATGTTGCAGCGTTGGAAAGCAAATGGCAAACAACGTGACTTTATCCTACAAGAGTTTGTTCCAGGTATTGAGTTTGGTGTAGGTGCTTGGATAGGCCCACATGGATTTAATAAGAACATTGCTGAAGGATTTGAGCACAAAAAGCTCATGTCAGGCAACTATGGCTGTAATACAGGTGAACAAGGTACGGTTCTCAAGTATATGACCGAATCTAAACTGTTTGATGACACCCTAAAGCGTTTTGAAGACTACCTCTGTTTTATTGGTCATACTGGTTTCGTAGACCTTGCATTCATTATTGATGAAAAGGGCGAGCCAAGACCATTAGAGTGGACTATGCGTAAGGGATGGCCTTTCTTTAACATTCAGCAGTGTGTACATAAGGGTTCTGTCGTAGATTGGATGGTGGACTTAATTAATGGAAAAGATAGTCTCAAAGTTAGCTACGACACTGCTTGTGGTATCGTTATCCCTATTGGGGATTACCCTAGGTCTAAGACTACGGGGCGTGACCATAGTGGATTTCCTATCTATGGTTTACCCGATGAATTAACCAAAGATTATGCTCTATGTGAGGTCATGGTTGGCAATGCCCCTCAGAACGACGAGAACGGGGTTGTAGAGCGTCCTTGCCTAGTTACGGCAGGTGACTATGTACTAGTGGCAAACGGGTCAGGAAAGACCGTTAAACAAGCCTGTGAACGTGCATACAAAAACGTCAAAAAGATTGATATTCCTGACTGTATTAACGTAAGGGATGATATTGGCGAAGGTATGGAATACGCTATTCCTGCCTTGCAGAAGTTTGGCTATGCTGAAAACTGGTGTTATGACGAGGCAGACGAAGAATAATGGCAAAACTAGCACCCCCACCTCCAACTACTCAAGATGTAAGTTCTCGCCAGTTCAGAGACTGGTTCTATAGTATTTTCCAATTTGTTAATCAACAAACAGGTACTTTGGGTACTATGGCGTTTGAGAACGCTAACTCTGTAGCTATTACAGGTGGTGCTATTGGTGGCGTTGGTATTAGTGGCAGTACGGTTGATGGAACACCTATTGGTTCCACAAACCCATCTACAGGTAAATTTACATCAGTATCTTCAACCACCCCAATTGCTATTACATCGGGTGGTACAGGAGCAAGCACAGCAGCAGGAGCTAGAACAAATTTAGGGTTAGGCACTATGGCTACCCAAAATATAGGTATTAATGCAACAATTACGACAGCAAAACTTACACTGACTGGAACAAATGGTTCCATGACATTTACTAACGGCATCCTTACTGCACAAACACCAGCAACCTAATCATGGCAATCAATCTCACAGACGAAGAACTCGAAGAACTTGTTGAAAAAGTAACTGAAAAGGTTATTAACAACTTTTATCAAACCGTAGGCGAAGGTGTTGTCACCAAAGCTATTAAAGTGATTGGTATGGGTGTTGTAGCTCTTTTAATATATCTTGCTGGCTCTGGACAATTATCTATTAAATGAAAGTAGCTCATGCCAGACTTCGGAATATCCGAGGGGATAAAAAGCGTTAGTGGGGCTATGGATGCCACGAGAAAGGCAACCAAAGGATTAACGAAAAGTATTGAAGCGGTACAACAAGATGCGGTAGATGTAGCAAAACAACGGATACAAGAGAAGCGTCAGTCTCAGAAAGTAAGGCCTGACCATACCGTTTTAAGAGCATATAACGAATATACTCTTTTGCTTGAAGTAAAGAAGATAGAAGAGAAGATGAAGGATGAAGTAACTAAGAAGTATGGTGCCAAGGCTTGGAATGAAATACAAGTCATTAAGACCAGAATGTTAAAAGAAGAAAAGGAGAATCAAGTGGATTACGAAGACCAATTAAAGAAAGTACGTAGAGTTCAATTCTATTGTTTTCTAGCTGCAGCTTGGATTGCTTGGTATCTTACTTGGGGCTATAAAGGATAAATATGAACGATATTATTTCACACCTACTTACAGGTAAAGACAATAAGACCCATGACATTGGTCGTTGGACTTGGTTAATTAGTTTGGTTGCGGTGATTGCCGTAGCCCTATGGGAAGTTATCCACACTAACCAAGTTAGTATCCGTGAACTTGCAGAAGCACTTGGAATTGTATCTGCTGCTGGTGGTGCCTCTGTTGCTATGAAACAAGGGTCTGAACCACAATGAATTTTATATTTTCTCTATTAGGCAATATCGGTGGACAAACTTACATATATATTGCTCTTGTATTTGGTGGTTTTAGTGCTGGCTTTTATGTGGAGCATCTTCGCTTTGCTGATTTCAAAAATGGAGTCGAAATCGTTGCACAAAAACAAATCGCAGAGAACAAGGCAAAAGAGAAAGAACAACAATTAATTAATAAAGGAGTAACCGATGCTTATGAAGCTCGTCTTAATGGTATTCATCTTATGTATAGCGGGATGCACAACGCCAGTGGCAGTCCAGTGTCCAGCGTTCCCAACGCCACCATCACAATTAATGGAACTACCATCAACACATTGGATTTTGCCGAACAGTGT